GTTGCTATCTGCCATAGATGGTCTGGTCTTTGCTTACCACCGCCTGGTATCGTCCAGTCATGCGGTAAATCGTAGCGTCGTTGAAATTCTGAACCGGGTTGAGGTACGTTCTCACGAACCCCATCTGCGCAAACTGTTCGTCTATCAGCGCGATAATCGCCTTGGCCTGCGCTTTCTTGCCCTTGTTCAGATTGGAATAAACGTCAACCTGGTACATCACGCTTGCGTAGTTCTCGGTTGCGCCGCTGTCCACACCGCGCTGGTAGACCGTGTTGTCCATCTCCACGACCAGCACAGCAGGGAACTTGGGCGGCTGGGGAACATACTCGCCAGCAATGAAGCCGTTGGGGTACGCTGCCCGGAAAGCGTCTGCGCACTTTTGAAAGACCTGGCTCTCCACGTCGATCATGTGCTGAACACCTCCCGCGCTATCTGTTCAATGTCGTTTGCTACACTCACTACGGCCCTATAGAGCGGCATAGAAGCGGGTGCGCCGTGGGTAAGGTGGATCTTGCCATCCTCGCCCGTGTAGCCCCAAACCTCTTTTTTGCCGTTGCCAAAGCCGTAACTGCCAATGGTAAGTCCGAGTTGTACTCCGAGGGGGTTCGGGGAAGTCCCAACAGCGCCGTTGTAGTAAACGCCTGCGCCAAACTCCATAAACACAGCGTCCTTGCCACTTGCGATGACAAGCGTTATGTTTTCACCCTTGGGTTCAACGCTTACCTCCACGCTGCCCGTGATTGCTCCTTCCCACAGGTCATCCTCTGCGATGGAGGTATTGAATACGGTGCTTGCATCCTTGGCGATGAAGTATGCTACCCTCTCCCGCAGGACTACAGACTTGCGGTACAGCCACTTCTCGTAGTTCCGCAATTCCCGGATAGCTGCGTCGATGCTTGCTGAGTTCAACTGTACGTTGATGACCTTCGTCATGCGACAGTCACCTTGCTTATCGCTATCACAGTGCTGCCGTAGTTCGGCAACCCGCGCCCGACTTTTCGCACGATGTAGTCCCAGGGAGTCACGATCTCGCCGTCAGCGTTGACTTTCAGTGCGCCGTTCTCGTCGAGTTCGGGAACCGTGTCTATCCACAGCACCGCGTATTCGTCAATCGGGGTGTCCCTGTCGCCGGTAACAATCACCTTGTCATACAGTTCATCGTCGCCAAACTGCCGCGCTATCACGTTGCCCCTGGCTGGTGAGATATTGGCGCTCGTTTCAACGGGGTTGCTGTAGATGGTAGACGTGCCATTCTGATAGCCGCCCTCGTCGTACTGCTCAGTCGTACCCGCGTACAGCGCGTACCAGAAGGGTTGTTTGTTGCGAAACACACATCTCACACGCAACCCTCCCCTACGGCCCTACAGTCAGCGCAGTATCGTCCACATACTGTTCCACGTAGTCCTTCACAGCCTTGGGGACGCTGCCCTTGCTGGAAGTGATACTCGCGCCGGGAATCTTCGCCAGGGCAATCACGTTCGCACGGATGTACCGAATCATGTCAGGAAAGGCAAAGTGCCGATGGACACCGTTTTCCACGGAAACAGTCTGGCCCTCAACACCGCGCTGGGTGAACCCGTTCACCACGGCGTATACCTGCGTCATCTCATAGTCGGCAGGCACGTCCTCGGGCATATCGTCCGGGTTGTAGCTGAACCGCCATTGAAGAATCTCGTTCTTTGCGATGGTCAGGTAGGACTCGATGGTGCTGTCATCCGGGGCATCAGGCCCCATGATGGCCTTTACCATTGCCAGCTTTTCCTCGGTAGTCATCATCGGCACTCCTTTCTCACTTTTTCACGGCTTTTCCGCCCCGTTTTACCGGGGCGGGTTCCTTCGCTTCTTCCTTCGGCTCCGGGATGATGCCCACCGTGATAGAGCCGTCAGGGTTATGCACAACAGCCATCAGGTGGAGCTGACGGAGTGGACGTAGATGCCCTTCTTCTTGTTGTTCAGCACCCAGCAGTCGTGGTAGATGCGGTAGTCGAACTTCCAGGCATCGGCCTCCTGGTTAACCTGGGGGCTGAATACGCGGGGCACGACGTGCTTCACGACCTGGAGCGTGGCGCTCGGATGAATGATCATGAAGTTGATGGCGTTGCCAGACGCGGTGTAGCCGCCCACAGCAGAGGAGGTGGTGGGAGCGTTCAGGGTCACGGCGGTGTTGAACCGGCCAGCGGGGACGCGGATGATGCGCATATCATCGTACATCTCAACCCGACCGTTGACGTTCGGGTCGCCGTTCTCGGTGAAGCGGGTGATGCCGTCCTTCAGGTTCTTGTACGTGCCGGGAGACACGAACAGGATACGGCCCTCATAGGGAACCTCGGCATCATCCAGAGCGGCTTCGGCAGTCTGGATCGCAGCCACAGTCGCAGCGCCGGTAGCCAGAGTACCGGTGATCTTCTGGGTGGCATCAGCAGCGCCAGCATACTTGGCGAAGCGGTAGGCGTCCAGTTCGGGGACAACCTCGGTGCGCTCAGTCTCGCCCACCAGGGAACCGAATGCCATGCCCACGGATTCGTCATTGTCCATCACGTCAACCATGTAGCTGCGCCCACGGTCAATCTCGATGGTGTAGGGAACCCAGGAACCGTTCACGTCGCCGGGAACGAAACCGGCATTACGGCTGTAGTTCGCCAGACCCACGGGGTCGATGGTGAAGATGTTGGCGGTCTTAGCGCCAATCCAACGGACACGCTCATTCGCGGTGTCCAGCAGGGAACTCATGGAACCATACTTGTAAATCTCGTCCAGAATCGGGAGATACTTGGACGCAAGACCAATGGTGTTGCTCACGGGAGCGGTGACAGTAGTCGCCATTCTCAGTCATCCTTTCGTTGTTTATCTTCGGGAAGGTGCGCCCATCCAACGGCGCATGTTCTCATAGTCGGTGTCCACGGTGGTATTCTTCGTGGGCGGTGTGCCAGCCGACAAACCCGGCTGACGGTTCAGTGCTTCGTTATTCAGGCGGGTCGTGGTCGCCTCAACAAACGCTTTAAGGCAGTCGAACACGGAATCCATGTTGCCATCCGCAAGCGCGTTCGCGGTCTGCGCGGCAAGGTCGGCGTTCATGTTCAGCGCTACGCACTTGGCGGTATAGTCGCTGACGCGCTTCTCTTTGCGCAGCGTTTCCAGTTCGTCCCGCATGGCCTTGTCCGCCTCGGCCCGTTCAGCTTCGGCGCGTTCAGTCTCGGTCTGTTTCTGACGCAACTGGCGTTTCCACTCGGCTGCATCGGCGCTTGCCTTGGACAGTGCCGCCTTTAGCTTCTCGACCTCTGCGTTGACCGGCTTTTCATCCTTCGCGGGTTCAGTCTTAACGGGTTCTGTCTGTTCAGTGACAGTCTGTTCAGCCACGACAACATTGTTTTCGTCCATGTTCGTACTCCTTGCGATTTAAGGCTTCTCTGCCTGATTGTGCGATTATAGACTTCTCTGTCTTTTGCGATTTGATAAGGCTGTTTCTCTACAGCCGTAAAGCGGCATCAGCCGCGAATTACCTCAACCACGCAACGACAGTTGATCGAGTTTTCGGGTAGTTCAAACATCCCCGGAAACGGTGCATGATCTCCGTCGTAGGTGTAGAAATCAGCGTTGAACGGAACGACCATTCCCTCAAGGTAGTCGTGGGTGTCACGCACCCTGTCATCATTCATCGTGCGCCAACGCTTGCTCACGCCGGTTGTGCCGTTCACAACAACCGCGTCAACCGCACCCTGGTTGTAAATCCTTGTAGCGTCTGTCTCTGCAATGCGCTGTATGTCGTACAGTGTGCCGCCGCTTTCGTAGTAGCCAAGCACCCTGTCCCGCCATGTCTCACCCGCTATAGGCGCGTACACAGCTGCGTCTACAGCGTCCACAGATGGCATCCCAGCGGTTCCGAGTTCAGTGTTGGTTGCAGTAGCACCCTTGGCGTAGGACAATAGGAACAGGTCAAGCAACTCGTCCAGAATGTCCTCGCAGTCCTGCCTTGACTTAATCCTGCCCTTGCCATCGTCCTCAAAATGGGGTTTCAGCTTTTCCTCAAGGGCATTGATTTCGTCAATCGGGAGAATCGTCATTCAGCATCACTCCCGATTCTGCCAGTAGCCGCTGATCCAGTATTTGCCGCGCTTTTTCTTCTTGGCATCCTCGTCCTTGTCGTTGTCCGTGCCGCTCTCCCCGGAACGCGGAGTCTGTTCCTCGTCCTCGTCCTCGTCGTAGGAGGTGCTGGTGCTGGAACCTTCCTCACCGCCCGGAGCGCCCTCGCCAGCCTGCGGATTCTGCGTGGCTTCTTCCTTCGGGGCATCAGGGTCACCCCACATCAGCTTGATCCACTTCTCGGACATCTTGATGTCGCTCACAGGGTCGTTGGAGATGCCGGACTTCTTAGCGGCCAGTTCGGGATGCAGACCACTCGCAATCATGGTGTTAAACGCCTGTGCCTTGGCCTGTACGTTCACAGTCTCGCCGTGGTCGAAGTGGAGTTCAAAGTCATTGGGGTTGATGTCCAGCAAGCCGCGCCGCTTCAAAATCTCGATGAAGATGCGGTCAAACTGCTTGTTGCTCTCGATGAACAAGTCCTCTGTGTTCTTCGCCGCTGTCTCGGCCTGGAACCATCCGCTGTTCGCCAGCACCGCGCTGCCGGTGGTGTCATACGTCCGTCCATGCTCGGAGAGAATCGGCATGGCGCAGATGCGGTATATCTCACCTTTCAGGTGGTCAATCAGCAGCTTCGTTTGGCTCTGGTCGAGCGGCTGGGACAGAATCTTGAAATCGGCCTTGTTCTCGCCAATGGACTTGAGCACAATCATGCCAGCCCTGCGGATGTCGTTGGAGGTTGTGCCCTCCGGGAACTCGCAGTTGGTTGCAACCGCAAGGCTCTGGATGAACTGTTCAACTCCGTCACAGGCATTGGACACGATGTTGTTTATCTCGTCCAGCAGGGGCAGCACCGTTTCGAACGCGCCCATGTTGGTGCTGTTGTAGCGGTACTCGATAATGGGAATCAGTCCCAGGGGGTTCGGCTCCACGCTGTCCACGGAAACTGCCGTGGCGAGGAAATCACTGTTGACCTGCGTGGTCAGCATCCGTCCAGTCGCGCCGCCAGAGAGGTGATACACGCTGTCCTTCGTGAACACGTCGAACTTGGCGATGCCGTCCATCACGACCATGTTCACGCCCATCACAGGCTCGTTGCCGGGACGGAGGCTGTACACCACGAACGCGGAGCGCGGGTCGAGCGCATAGGCATGAACGGGGGTGTCCGGGTCATTGCCCCTGTCAGGCTCCACCAGGATCACGCCCTTGCCCACGGTGTGGAACCAGTTGACACACTTGTTGTCCGCGTCCTGCTTGTAGCTGCGGTAAAGGTACTCGTTCAGCTTGTTAACCTTGCCCTGTGCGCCCTTCCTCCGCGCCGTGTAGAACGCGGGCTTTTGCAGGAAGTATCCGTTCTTGAAGGTCACAATCTCGTCTGCGTGGTTTTCCTGCACGATGTTCAGAATCTCGGGGCGAACCTCTTTCGTGCGGCGAAGAATCGGCTGCACATTGCGCCGATACCAGTACAGGAAATCCTCTTGCAGGAGGTTTTGAACATGATACGGCAGCGCCGTGTTCAGTTCCGAAACCACGTTATCAGCGGTAATCTCGTCGGAGGACGCATAGATGTCCAGGCGACCAAACAGGTCGTTGGAAATCACCGTCGAAACGACGTTGTTTTCATCAGCCATGCGTTTTCCCTCCGAATCCAAAAATTAAAAGGCCCCAACCACCGAGTTCTCTCGGTAATTGGAGCCTTCTCCACTTCCCCGCTGACCTTTCAGCGTGGGGACGAAATGTTATTCAACCACCAGCCGCTTCTTGCGGACAGTCTTGATGTTCAGTGTGCCGTCAGGCTTGCGGTAAATCTCAATCTCAAAGCCCTTGTCGAGCCAGGAGTTGATGGCCGCGACCTCTTTTTCAGTCAGCATAAGCGCCTCCGTAGTCCTATCTAAGCCTATACTACCACAGAGGCGCGAAGTTGTCAAGTATTTTTACTTGACAGCGTGAAATTTTATGTGCTAAAATGGCCGTTTAACTATCTCCACCTTGTTCATGCCAAAGGACTGTATGAACTCAGCCAATTGCGCCATCGCGTCGGGCACATCGTCGTGCCGGTTGCGTCCGCTCATCGTCCACCCGCACAGGAATTGCAGGAACTTCCTGTACTCTTTCCCCTGCGGCACTGAACTGTCTTTGAACAGGCAATGATCCAGAATCCACGGCTGGGCCATCACAATCCTTGTGTCCTTGTTCGCGGTTGTGTACTTCGTCGTAATCTTCGTCCTGCCGCCCTGCTCCTTGACCATGCCCTGTATCTTCTCTGCCAGCTTCAATCCTGCCTGGTTGCTCTCAAACCGCGCCATGTGAACGTTGTGCTTCAAGAGCATAGATGCAAGGCGCGGGTCAACAGTGTTCGGCGCGTTATTGTCGCATATAACGTCCTCGATGTAGAAGTCAGGCCCGTACTGATACGCAATTGGCATAACGCAGTAATCGTCACCCTTGGTCTTTCCGTCGCACACAGCCACGATAGCGTCTGGCTCATCGTCCGGGAGTTCAAAGTAGCGGCGAAGTTCGTCCGCGCTGTAGAGCAGTCCCTCCCGCTCAATAGGCTGGTTGAGATACAATGCCCGCCAGTTCACATCGTCCATGATCTCCCGCTGCTCATGGTAGAACTGCGTCGAAAACCCCACGCCATACGGGTAGTCAAAGTTGCTCTCGTCGTTCTCGTTCACCGCTGGCATTGTGATGAACCGCGCCCTGTCGCTGTCGCCGTACTCCATCTCTAACCGGCCCACAACGTCCCAGACCGACCAGCGAGTGGCTATATGCAACTCTTTGGGCCATGCACCCTGTTTCCTTTGCCGTAAGTCTGTGTTGTACACTTCCCACAGCTTGTCCAGCCTGTCCTTCGACATCGCAACCTCGATGCCACTTACAAGGTCATCGCAGTAAAGCAACGTCTGTGCCCTGTACAGACCGGCATTGCCCGTGCCGATGGAGGTAAACTCCAACGTTTCAAACCTCTTGCGCTTGCCAAGGTCTATGCGGCAATCCTTCGCGTTGGTGTTCGTGACCTGTACGTCCGGGAACACATCCCGCCACAAATACTCCCCTGTAGGCTCCATGATGCGCAGGCACTCGTCATAGGCCCCACGCACCCACGAATTGCTGTGCGAACCTGTCAGAATAGGCGCGTCCGGGTACTTCCCCGCCAGCCATGTCAGGTAGAATATCGCCAAGGTCGATTTTCCCGTGCCAGGAGGCATCGAGATGGCCAACAAGTCCAATTTGTCATCAGACAAGTCCTGCAAGGCATCCACGACCATCTTTAGCTGTTTCCTGCGCGGAGCGTAGAACTTCTTCGCCGGTTCCCTGTCCCACTCCACATACAGCAAAAAGCTGTCAAAGTCGTATGGCGCAGCAGCCAGCAGCACAGCCTTGTGCAGCGCATACAGCTTGCCAACCTCGCCAGGATTCAGCGCCGCCATCGTCGGTATCGAATCCATGATGCGCGAGGACAGCCAGCGCATTGCGTCAAGCCCTGCGGCGAAGTCCTCCTTCACCAGCAGCTTGCTTGCGTTGAAGTGCCCCTCATACCCGCTGTATACATACGGCGCTTTTTTTACCTTTGCCGCCAATTCAGAAACAAGGCTGCGAATGTCCATATGCCCCTCCTCTGTCCCGGTATTATTATATCCCGCAGCCCACATGGAGGTCAAAGCTGTTACAGTTTTGTAATCATGCCTTGTGAAAAAGGGTTCTTCCTTCCGTCCCCTTATCCCTTCTTCCTTCCCTTCCCCCTTATTCCTTCTTTCCCCCCTATAACCCCCTAATTATCTATAAACCCCTATTATATCTATTATCCTATATCCTCTACTATCTATTTCCTAAAAGGATATATATATATTATATATAATAATAAATAAAAATCTCTATCTCTCTCTTGGAATAAGGGGGTATGGGGGAAAAGGGTATTCTCTCAGTTGCCAAAAGGGCATAGGGTTCGATGCTACATACGCCCCACCCCTACCCTGCTTCGCCACTGGGGAAATTAGTTTTTTTCGGGTTTCGGGTAGAGAGGGGCTAACCGGGGGGTTGACCTGGGTAGGGGTAGGCTCCCCCATGGGTAGGCGTCAAGCGTGTTAGCTTTACATACCCATATCTATTCGCAAAAGAATTGTTTTGCGCATAGATACAAGCTATTTCCATAGCCATACCCTATACATATCCGCATATTTATAGCCTACGCCTATTATACAAACTTTATGCAGGAAATATACAAAGTTATCCACAAGGTTATCCACAAGCTGTAGGAAAGTTATCCACAGAATAAAACCGACTTTGGTCTGTTTTGGGTAGGTATACCGATAAACTATTTAGTCCGTCCGTCTCTCACGCACACATACCTACAAATGTCCGTCCCTCGCGCACACACAAAACAAAATCAATAAATCCCCATGCATTTATGAATATAATCAATAAATAGTTACCCTGGTATCCGTAGGCTATACCACTACCCACAATCACACACAAGCCTACAGAAGCCCATTACAGCTTGTTTCCTGGATCATATGAGGAATAGCAAGGGAAAAAGAAAAGCCCTATGCAATAGCTTGCAAGGGCTTGTATTGTTACGGATCAATCGCCGGATGTGGAATTGCCTGGATCAACTTTATCCGGCGAATACATCATAATGTCATTGGGTTTACAGTGAAGATAATTGCAAAGGGAATTGATAGTATCCGTTGACACACTTTTCCCTTGTTTGATCCGGGAAAGTGTTCCTCCCCCTATAATTCCTTCACGCAAAAGATTGTATCCAGTCTTGTGCTTCTTTTCCATGGTTTGAAATAGCTTGTCAAATGTTATCATGCTTTCATCCTCCCCTATCAATCATTGGAAACAGTATACCATCCAATATAGGATATGTCAATGCCCATTATTGGATATACTATATAACCATTATTTGTAACATAATGCACAAATAAGATATCAAATATTTGTATAGTCTATGGATTGCAAATCATTCCAATATTTGATATAATCATAACTGTCAAGAGGATGTGAGAAACACATCAAACCCAACGGATCATAGAATTGGAGGAATTGAGAATGAGATTTGAGTATGGAATGGGTATCACTGGAAAGACAATCCAGGCAATCGGAAGGTTTATCAAAGTTGATAGACAAAAGATTGATCCGTTGGGAAGTGGTAGTTTTGTGAGTATAGCATACTACGAAACGCCGGATTGTGAAATAGTAGGAATTGTGTTTTAAGGTAACATACAATCGAAAGAATAGGAGGAATTGAACATGAAACGCAATTGGGTTTATGGGGAATACTTCGAAGGTAACAAGATTAGCAAATACGGATTAGAGAATGGATATGTAGACTACAGAACATTAGCAAAAGCATTTGATTGTGTATTGAATAACTCAATCATTGCGAACACGCAGGAAATTGGATATTGGGAGGAATACAATGGGAGTGAATATGATCCGGAAACAGATGAATACATCGAAGTTTTCCAGTATTACATCATTAGCGATTATGGGGCTTCAATCCTACGGGAAATGACGGATGAGATTGTTTGGTACAATGACAAGCTGGATATGTATGTTTGGGGAGTAACGCATTGGGGTACAAGTTGGGATTATGTATTGACGGATATTCGCTGCAATGTAGGGTATGACTACAAACCGGAAGAAGAAATGGAGGAGGAATAAACCATGAAGAAATTCAAGTTTGAAATTAGAGAAATTGACGCATGGATGTATGATGGAGAATGGAATTGGAACACAAGTTACCACATGGGAAACATGGTAACAAGCGCAAAGAATGAAAAGCGCGCATTTACAAGCTGGATGAAGAATCACGCTGGAATTACATTCAAACCGAATAGAACATTGATTGAATATGATGGAGATGTGTATACCATCATTGACAGGAAAACGAAAGAACCATTGTTTGCAGCTATTCCGGAGTATTGATAGGAGGAAAAGATAATGCGTGAAATGATAATCGGACGCGATGATTGTGGAAACATTGCTATTAAAGCATATGACAGGGAAAACGGAAAATTCTATGGTACCAAGTGGAATGGATCAATCCGGTTCATAGGATATTCCAGGAAAGAAGCGGAAAAGCGATTTAGGGAAATGTTCAATTTGCAGCGCAAACACTTTGAACACATTGAAACTGGATTTATGTATTGATAGGAGGATATTGCAATGAGATATTTCCATTTTACTAACTTCGCTCCCGTAGAAATTGAAAAGGTATTAACGGGAAAGCTTCCGTTGGCAATGGTAGAATATGACAATGGAAACAAAAAGCCATTAATTGAATATATGAGAAATAACGCAACTACAGAATTATTGCAAAATGGATTTTATAGGTTAGGAGGATGGCAATTCTCTATCAAAGAATACTGTAAAAGGTATTGGGTAAAACTCAAATACTACGGAATTATTGAAGTGTATTCGCCGAATAGAACAACTATTCGCAATGCATACGGGAAACACAATGTATTGCAAATTATGGAAGTATAGAAGCAAAACACACATTGACAATCATTTAGATAAAAGGAGGATATAACAATGATTATTACAGCTAACAAGCCTTATAACAGGAATTACAAGAGTGCTTCCAGATGGATCAAAATTGAGTATACTATAAAGGATTGCAAGCCTTATTTTAGGCACTATGGAAAGCGTTACTACATGGAAAACATTATGAGATTGTCATATCCTATTATGTGGAATGATAAAGATGGAAAACTTAACTACATATCCGGATATGATAGCACGCAATGGTATAATCCGTATTTAGTGGAATTAGACGAATATGGGGAATATGTTAGATTGTGGGAAGAATTGGAGGATTGATAACAATGAATAGAGTATGGAAAACGCCGGGAGGAGACTTTAGTCTCCTCTTTGCGGATTGTTTGAAACAAACACACTTGTTAATCGCCGGCGAAACAGGAAGCGGAAAAAGCGTATTTGAGAATG